TTTTATTTACCCAACACTTCGTAAGATTCAACCTGAATTAGTGCGCAAATGGGAAGAAGCCTTCGATACAATTCTGAAGAAATGGGGATAACAAATGGCAGGTAATAGAACTCTCAAGTTATCCATTTTGGCCGATGTTGATGACCTAAAGAAAAAACTTGGACAAGGCGAAGATGAGGTCGCCGGCTTCGGAAATAAATTAGGTGAATTTGGAAAAAAGGCCGCCGCAGCTTTCGCTGTCGCAGCCGCCGCTGCCGCCGCGTACGCAGGAAAGTTATTGGTTGAAGGTGTTAAATCCGCAATAGAGGACGAGAAAGCTCAAGCGAAATTAGCAACGACCCTACAAAATGTCACTGGAGCTACGGATCGACAAATTGCTTCGGTTGAACAGCAAATCCAAGCGTTATCACTTGCGAACGGTATTGCCGATGATGAATTGAGACCATCATTCGAGCGTTTAGTTCGCGCTACCGAAGACGTAACAAAAGCTCAGAATCTTCAGAAATTAGCCCTTGATGTAGCCGCTGGTTCTGGTAAATCTTTGGAAGCAGTTTCCGCCGCCCTCGCTCGGGCTTATGACGGAAATACCACCGCGCTATCAAGGTTGGGTATAGGTTTATCCACTGCCGAACTTAAGTCAATGAGTTTCGATGAAGTAACTAAAAAACTTTCCGAGACCTTTGGCGGTCAAGCCAGTGTCCAAGCCGATACCTTTGAAGGTCGGATGAGAAGACTACAAGTCGCTTTTGACGAAGCAAAGGAAAGTATCGGCGCTCGACTGCTTCCAATCTTGACAAATTTAGTAACCTATTTTACTGACAACGTTGGCCCAATTGTAGATAGCGTTAAAGAAAAACTAAAACCACTTACCAAGGCAATTGAGGATAATAAAGAAGAATTTAAGGCACTATGGGATTTTATTAAAACCTATTTAGTTCCGTTTATGTCTGGGGTTCTGAAATTGGCTTTTAATGGCATTGTTGCTTCTATTACGAGTCTTGTAAATATCATTGGAAAAGCCGTCAACTTCTTTGAGGATTTGTACGAAAAATATAAGAAATTTGTTGATTTTATTAAAAACAATCCTTTATCGAAATGGCTTGGATCCATTAATCCCTTTAACAATACTTCGGATACCTCGGGAGCGGCTTTCGTAACAGCTGGATCAGTTACGAGCACTATTATCCCCGACGGAAATCCTGTAGGTAGCGGAGCGGCGACTGGGGGCGGTAATTGGATTAATTCACTAATGGGCGGTGGAGCTTTTACACCTAGTCAAGCATTTTTAGATGCTGTCGCTCGAACCGAAGAATTAAAGGCCAAAACTGCGGAAATCAGAGCTCGCATTGCTGCTCGTAACGGCGATAGTAATGTTACGGGTTCGGTCGTTGTCAACGTAATGGCCCCTAGTGTTATCGATGAAGAAGGCTTTGCCCGTTCTGTTATAAATGCTTTGAACAATAGCGAATCTAGAAACGGCGCTCTGGGAACCCTTAATTTATGACAATTTATAGTCCTACTTACAGGATCAAGGTAAATGGAAGCACGGTTACAAATGTAACTCTTGCCGGGCTAATTATTACGTCTGGAAGAACAGATATCTATTCCCAACCAATTGCCGGCTATTGCAATATGACTCTTTTAGAAACGAATTTAGGCCAAGTCTCGTTCGATATCAATGACGCCGTAACGGTAGAAGTAACAAATACCTCGGGTAATTACGTTTATTTATTTGGCGGTTTTATAACGGATTTGAGCATTACTGTCCAAAATTCTGGATCAACGGCTATAACCCAAAGGATTAATATCGTTGCCGCTGGAGCATTGGCTCGACTTGCTAGAGCCATATTCACAGGCAATCTTCCTCATCAATTTGATGGCGAGCGAATTGCTTATTTGCTTGGACTCGTATTATTTGATTCTTGGAATGAAGTTCCCGCAGCTTTGACTTGGGACACGTATGATGCCACGACGACTTGGGCTAATGCTGAAAATTCTGGATACGGAGAAATTGATTCCCCCGGAGATTACGAACTTCATAGTCAGACTGACTTAAATGACACCATTTATAACATAGCTTCGTTTTCAGCTACCAGCGGTCTGGGTTACCTATATGAAGACGCCCAAGGTCGAATCGGTTATGCTGATTCAACTCATCGTTCTCAATATTTAAGTCAATATGGCTATGTCGACTTGGACGCTAACCACGCAATCGGCCCAGCATTGCAAATCAATAAGCGAGCCGGAGATGTAAGAAATTCAGTCACTTTGACCTACGGAGCCAATAGTTCCTCCGTTACCGATTCAGATCCAACTTCGATTCAATTGTATGGGGAATTAGCTTCGACGATTGCCACAAGTCTGCGGCATCAGACGGACGCGGAAGCCCAAGCTGCTTATTATTTGGACATTAGGGCTTATCCTCAATACAACTTTAAACAAATCACTTATTCATTGGGAAATCCTGAACTTGATAATAGTGACCGAGATAGTCTCCTAAACGTATTTATGGGATTGCCCCTCAATATAACCAATTTGCCTAGCAATATGGTCGATGGAGCTTTCCAAGGATTCGTCGAGGGATGGACTTGGGTTGCTGGTTTAAACAAGCTCGATATAACAATGAACGTCTCTCCGGTCTCGTACTCGTTACAGGCTTTCCGATGGAATTCGGTTCCTATTACGGAGACTTGGAATACCATTACGCCCACTTTGGAGTGGCTCAACGCTACAATCGTCGCCTAAGGAGAACAGATGCCTACTACTAGTAATTTCGGTTGGACAACCCCAGCTGACACGGATCTTGTCAAGGACGGCGCGGCCGCTATCCGGACTCTTGGCAACGGGATTGATACTTCGTTTGTTGATCTCAAAGGCGGTACGACAGGACAAGTTTTAGCAAAAGCCTCGAATAGCGATTTGGATTTCACTTGGGCCAGTGACGCCACAGGTATACCTGCAACAATTTTCGATGCTAAAGGTGACATTATTGCCGCAACGGCAGCAGATACGGCTTCGCGGTTGGCAGTAGGTTCCAACGGTCAAGTTTTGACGGCAGATTCAACTGCAAGTACGGGACTAAAGTGGGCAAGTCCAGCAATGGGTAGTTACACATATACCCGAATTGGAAGTACAAGCGGAACTGCGACAAGCTTGACTTACACAATCACTAGTGGATACAAACAACTTTATTATGCTTTCAACGTTACTGATCCCGGATCGATGTATCTTCGTCTCAATTCCTTGTCCGGAGCAAATTATCAAAACAGTTATTACCATAGACTATTTTCTGTTAACACAACAACTTCCACCAGCATAGCCCTCGACGGTGCGGTGACGATTAACTCTGGCGGCTACTGGAACGGAATTGTCCAAATCAGTGATGTCACGGGCAACAAGCCTTTTGTAGAGTGGAATTGTGTCACAAACGGAAATGGCGCTGTCACTACAATCGGAGGAATTGCAAATTACAATTCCAACATTACGTTATCAACCCTTCAATTTGTATGGACAAACAGCAAGGCTTACGAACTAGTGGAATGGGGAGCTAACTAATGTCAAAACCCACAATAGATTTCGCTGACGGAAACGGCCTGATTGAAAGCCGCGAAATGACTGATACTGAATACGCTGAATGGCTTGAGACTAAGAAGAAAATCGAAGACGATTACGCCATTCAAGCTGAAAAAGTTGCAGCTCGCAAAGCGGTATTAGAAAAATTGGGCCTTACCGAAGAAGAAATGGCAGCTTTACTTGGCTAAGTTATGCAAAGCTGGGCAACAACTTCGGGAGCAAATTGACGACGATTATCCTGATCGCGACCGTAAGTCTGATGGTTGGATTGCTGATGCTCGTCACGTTGCCAAAGGCAATTCTGACCATATTCCAAGAGACGGAATGGTTAGAGCTCTAGATGTAGATGCCAACCTTAACGCGCATCCTGAAGAAACTTATGCGCTAGTGGAAAAGATTCGTAAGTGTGCTAAGCGCGGAGATAAGCGCATTAAATATATTATTTATGACGGCAAAATTATGAGTCCGATATTGGGATGGAAGCGCCGAAAATATAAAGGCGCTAATCCACACCGCTCGCACTTTCACATTAGCTTTACAACTTTGGGAGATAACGACGGCAAATGGTTCGACCTCGAAGGAGATCAAAATGAACGAATTAAAGAAAATGGCCGGAACTTGGGCGAAGACCTTCGTCGCGACCGCCTTATCAACATACCTATCAGTGGGTCTTCAACCCGATTACATTCTCAATGCAGCACTTGTGAGTGTGTTGCCTTCCGTGATTAATTGGCTTAACCCCAATTACGAACGTTATGGAAAAGTCCGATAATGGACGCTAATACAGTCGCTGGATTCGTAGCTTCGATGCTCGGATCGATTGCCCTTCTCATTGCTGGCCTTCGTTACATTATCAAATTAGAAAATATTCCTATTGTGTCGCGCCTTGACAAGATGGAGTCTCAGTTAGAATTAGCCCTCTCAAAGAAGGTGGGGGCAAGTGGCAACAAGAAAGCGCGTTAAGAAGCCGGTCAAGAAGGTGGCAAAACGTCGCAGAACGACGAAGGAACCAATTCTGACAAAACTTGATTTTTGGGCTATTGCGGCAAAAGAAGTTTATGAGGCTTGCCGTCGAGCTGGTATGGATGAGGGAACAGCTCTCGCGTTCGCAATGGATCGCAGCTCGTACCCCGATTGGATAGTTGATCCGAAAACTCCCGAAGTAAAGCCCTTTGAGGACGACGAAGAGGACGACTGATTTACCTTCGAGAGGTTGAGCTATTTGAGGCGCTCAAGTCGATATATCCGGACTTGACGCCAGTATCACCGACCGACAAGCACGATGGAATCACTCACGATTCGTATATTGAAATGAAATGCCGCCGTACGCATTATCCAACCTTGCTTATCGAGAAGAAGAAATGGGATTACCTAGCCGAAATAAGGGCTAGAACGGGCGCTAAGACCCTGTATATCAATTCCACCCCACAAGGGGTCTATCAGTTCGATTTAGGGGCTATAAAGGCTCCAGAATGGCAATTAAAGGCACTTCCGGATAAGACTGACTTCGCTAATGCCGGGAAAGTAGAAAAGCTGTGCGGCTTCCTCGATATTCGACACGCCGAGCTCCTTCTTGTGTAAATCCATTTAAGTAAATACATTTATCCCACTAAATCCATTTATCGGATTTGGAAGGGAGAATAAATGATAAATAATCCGAAAGTAATTCGATTTGATTCTACTTCGGGTGCTTGGTCTGACGGGTCTAATTACGTTAAAGGCCAAATAATTCGCAGATATGCAATCGAATCGCTCGGCCGTAAATCTTCACGCGGTCGTTTAAGTCGAGAGGAAATCTCAGCTTATTGGCTCGATAGATTTGGGGTGAACGCCGATGTTGAATGAAGGCGTTTTCTTTTTTATTTACTGCTCAACTTTGTGGCTTGGTTATCGAATTTATATGCAAGTCAAAGCTAAGGCCTTCAACGAAGGATACAAACGAGGACGGAGTAGTCTAAATGTCAGAGAGATCGTTAAGTGACTGGCTCTCGGATGCTGGTGACACCCTCGACGACAGAGGGCTTGAATATGGCGATCCGAGACACAATCTATTACGGATTTACAAAATCGCGAGACAACTCGGTATTCAGTTGCGAGACCCAGCTGACGTGGCACTCATTTTTATCGCGACAAAACTCTCAAGAATGGTGGAAAGTCCAGAGCGCGAAGATTCGTATCTCGATCTCATTGGATACGCCGCTATCTTGGGTCGATGCCGATTTTCTTCACCAGAAGATTGGGATGACGTTGAGTCTGACTCGAAATACTAATCAGCATCAGTGGTGCGATTATTGCAAAATGAGATGGGGCCAACTCAGGGATGGCACTTGGCATCTCAAAGCTCAAGTACCTGCCATATGGAAAGTACAAAGTGAAACACCTACCCGAAGAGCGCAAGTAAGGTTCTATTGCCAAGCTTGTGCTAACGAGGCGCAAAACTGGCCGGACGGAACGTTCTGGTCTTTAAAAGAACAATTAGAAATGGCGATTGATGAATTCGCCGGACGGGAGAAGTTAAATGTCGAATTACCTTGATGATTATGTATCGGTGCAGGATCGATTGAAAGAGTTTATAAATGAGTACCCAGATTATCGGATTAAAACTCACGTTCTTGAGGAGTCGCTTACGCCTAATTGCGATGTCTATATTGTTAAATGTGAGCTCTATCGTACTGAAGCGGATGCTGCGGCTTGGACGACAGGACTTAGCAGCGAGTCCAAATCCAAGCAATATGCTCTGGAGCTTGCAGAGACAGGCTCTTTGGGAAGAGCTCTTAATCTTGCTGGATATTTCGCAAAGCCAAGCCCAGCGGCTAAGAAGCCTATCCAGACTACAAAGCCAGAACTCGCTGAATTCATTAAAGAACAAAGACCAAACGACCCTGAACCGATTGTCTGGGATGTTACGGCTATTGCCGAAGAACTCGGAGCGGAAGTAATTGACGAAATTCCTCTGTGTTCCGAAGGTTGCGGCCCAATGGTTCTCAAACAAGGCAACAAGGAAGGCAAGGAATATCGCGGTTGGGTATGTCCAACGCCTAAGTCCGGTCACCCAGCTCGTTGGATGCGAATCGGATCAGATGGCAAATGGGTATTTCAAAAATGAGTTTAGAAATGCACCCGTTTCATTGTGGCAATTGCAAGAAAATAACCGCTCAACGAGAAATCAAGCGATACGCATCCGAAATAAATGAAGGGCAAGACGTCTGGTTGATGGAATGTCAAAATTGCTTCGAGATGCGATTAATTGATCCAGCTGAGCGGGTAGCCAATAAAGAAGACGACATAACCCGTTGCGACCAATGCGGCAATTACAAGCTAAAAGCCGCTAAATGTCGGATTTGTCGAATAGCTAGTGGGCAAGAACGTATTAAAGAACGCTATTGGAATGGTAATGCCACTTTGGAAAGGTTTATCGATGCCGATATATGAGTTTCGCTGTGATGATTGTGAACACATTCAAGATGTCGTTCTAGGATTTGACGCCCCTAAAGAAGTATTCTGCGAAAAGTGCAATAAGCAGATGTTTCGAGTATGGACGGCCAATCCGGCTCATTTCAAGGGGGATGGATGGGCGAGCAAGGAGAAGTAAAGCGAAGAATCCACTCAATCAGATATATCAAACAAATGCTTGAGTGGGGCTTTACAAAGGAGTTCATAGCCCGAGATATGGGCGTTGAGCTCAGTTCATTAGAAATGAGACTAAGACGAGCGAAAGTAAGGGAGCAGAATGACAATCAAAGACCTAAGTCTGAAACTAGCGGCGATAAGCCTTCTAGCAGATCAAGCAAAACGCCTCAAGGACGAGCTAAGAGCCGAACTCAAAACCGAGATGGACAATCTAGGAGCTGATCGAGTAAAGGCCGAATTGGGCGATGAGGTGGTTGCCTACATAACCACAACTAAGCCGAAATTCAAGTGGGTTATCAAGTCGGATAGGAAGTTCGTTGAATGGGTAAAAGCCAATATACCCAGTGAGATAATTGAAACGGTGAGAGATAGCTCAATTGATGCAATATTGGATAAATTCAATTTTGTTGATGATTTGGTTATTGATCCCAATGGTGAGCCGGTTGATTGGTTGGAAGGTAGCGAGTCTGAACCTTATCTAACTACCAAGTTCCACGGAGACGGCCGAGAGAGGCTACGAGAAGCCATAATAGGGCTTAATGGAGCTAATGAGATAGATGTGAGGAAAGTATTGGAGTTAGAAGGTAAATAGTATTTATTCTTGTCCAAATAATGAGATGATAGGAAAACCTATGCGTAAGGTATTTGACAAGTGGATTACACTTCGGACCGAAGGCGGGGCCCGAAGGCAGCCCGTCGGCCGAGTGTCAGGGCGGCCTATTGCCTTTCGTCTGATGACTTTGGCAACTGCAGCTGCCGTATTCACAAATATAAATACAACGCCATCAAAAGCAGATATGAATCTTAAGTTGTATGCATATAACTTGATGAGTTGGGAAGAATTCCAGTGTTTCAATTGGCTTATCTTTTACGAATCGCGTTGGAATCCAAAGGCTAAGAACGGATCTCACTACGGCTTAGGTCAAATGAAATCGACTTGGTATAGAGACTTATCACCTCACGGACAAATAAGAGCGTCGATTAAATACATTTCGCACCGCTACGGCGATAGCTGCAAAGCACTGAGTCACTTCGAGCGTAAGGGTTGGCATTGAGTAACAAGCGATATAACACCGCCTATTACAAGCGAGTAAGAGCCGAGGTATTACAGCGCGATTACTTCACTTGCCACTACTGCGGACAAGAAGCTAATACTGTGGATCATTTAATTCCCATATCCAAGGGTGGAACCGATGAAGCGACTAATATGGTTGCAGCTTGTACGAAATGCAATAGCGGTAAGCGAGATCGAATGACCCCCCGTTTTTTTGACAGCGTTCGGAAAC